AAGCCCGCAGTAGAGAAAGGCCTATCGCCGACTACGTCGCTTTCAAGGTCATCCTCATAGGAAATAGTGCGGCGGATGGGGTGCCAAAAGCGGTAAAGGCGGGAAGCCCCTGTATCATTACCGGGCCGAATAACCCGCATCTTGTCGTACTTGACGGTCACACGACGAGTATCGATTGGGGCGGTGAATTGATCCGCCCAATCAACATCCTCCTGACCCCGGAAGACGTAATGCTGGAGCTCGGTCTGTGCGTTGGTAACGCCGAGAAGTGGGCCGATGACACGTCGGCATCCACCTTCGGTGGTCTGATCAAACAACTGGTTAGGGATATTGCCAGCATCGCTGGAATCCATAGCCCGCCTGAGATCATCACCCTTGAGCATGAAAACAATCCTGCGCCACATAAAAGTTCCACCTCCGAGAACGTCGATTCGGACCTTTTCCTTATAGCCGACGGCAAAAATGTCGGATGAATTGCGAACAGCGGGGTTCGTGATAGGGGTTCGGGTGTCACGCGCGTTGGGGACGAATAAACAAAGAAGGGGGCTGGGAGAGGAGAAAGGTCCCACCGTAACCTCACTAGCCTCATCCACAACGACAGGCATCATGTTATCAACCTTCTTGCGAGAGGTGACATTGAGAATGCGGCGAGAACTCATAGTTCTTCGACGGACTCTTCTGCGTCGCGAGAAGCGTGTAGATCGACGACGAGATCTGTTAACTCGACCACCGCGGCGGTAAGTTTTGCGAGCTCTTCCGACAGATCGACGGGCAACCGACATTCTGAACAAACGGCGACAGTTGGTGCTGGTGAGGGTGGTGGAGGTGGATGACACACCATGCAACACTCGTGACGTGCGTGATTTATAAAATCTTGGCAAGTGCGATTGCAGGCAGCAGGGTGGGTCAAGTAAGACATGGTAAATCGCGCATACAAAAAAAGAAGGGGGCTGGGGGGAAGGACGGGTATTTATAGATGGTTGGACCCGGGTCTGGGTCCGTCTGGGCATATAACATTAACTGCCCAGACTTGGACCCAAGGACAATGTGCAACAACGAAATATGTCTACTTTTCGATTCCAAGCACGGTACGCCTTGCTTACCTATCCTCAATGTGGAGACCTCGACCCTTTTGCAGTGGTCAACCATCTTGCGGGACTTGGAGCTGAATGCATCATCGGCCGAGAGAATCACGCAGATGGGGGTATTCATCTGCACGCTTTTGTCGACTTCGGAGTCAAATATCGGACCAGGAACGCGCGTGCATTCGATGTTGAAGGATGCCACCCAAATGTATCGGCGTCACGTGGAACACCAGAAGAGGGGTTTGATTATGCAATCAAAGATGGAGACGTTGTGGCTGGGGGACTCGAACGACCTACAGGAAGCCGAGTGGATGCAGATGGTGGGGTGTGGGCTGAAATCATCGATGCTAAGGATGAGCAAGAGTTTTGGGACCTATGCAAACGCCTGGCTCCACGTGCATTGGTTACTTCCTTTACTCAGCTCAGAGCCTTCGCAGCCTGGAAATTCCCTCCAATCAGAGTACCGTATGCAACTCCGGAGGGAGTTAACATCGATACGTCTTGGGTGGCTGAACTCGATAGCTGGGTACGAGAAAATCTTGGCAGAGGTGAAACTGGAGGTATGTTATCTTACACCTGCGCGACCTCCTTCCGGGGGGGGATCCCCACAGGTGGGGAACCCCTACCCCCCCTCCAGTCGCGCTTTGGTGCGCTAGTCCATAGTTGGAAGCTGACTTCGGTATACAGAACGAAGAAAATCACTCGTGGTATACGGGCCTTCCCGAATGGGAAAAACCATTTGGGCAAGAAGCCTGGGAAACCACGCTTACTTCGGAGGCCTCTTTAGTCTGGACGAGGACCTTGATGGGGTTGAATACGCCATCTTTGACGACTTCGGAGGAATCAAATTCCTTCCAAGCTACAAATTCTGGTTAGGACACCAGAAACAATTCTACGTCACGGACAAGTACAAGGGAAAGAAGTTGGTACACTGGGCTCGGCCCTCAATTTGGCTATCTAACTCCGACCCACGTGACGAGCTTGGTGTTGACACAGACTGGCTAAACGCCAACTGTGATTTCGTGTACCTAGATAGCCCCATAGTTTCCTAATTTACCTCTCATGCCAATAAAACGATCCTTCAGGACTAAACCTGTAGGATGTCTCAGGTGCATCGGGTGTCAAATTCGTAATAGCCATAATATCCATGACGTACATGTCGCCAACTCCACGCAAGCCCGCAGTAGAGAAAGGCCTATCGCCGACTACGTCGCTTTCAAGGTCATCCTCATAGGAAATAGTGCGGCGGATGGGGTGCCAAAAGCGGTAAAGGCGGGAAGCCCCTGTATCATTAC